TCAGATGTGTATAAGAGACAGACCCTATTGAATTGTTTTTGCTAAGATACAAAAAAAGGGGAGTAAAACACCCCCCTTTTGAATTGATAAACTATTAATCTAATTACACAGCACGCTGAGTAGATTGACTATCAGTAGCAGAAGCCATACCAGCAAAAGGATCGGCTGAAGTAGCTCCATCAACAAAGTTAGGCATAGTTATCTCGTTAGCAGTAAGAGTAAGAGTGTATCCTTGAAGATCACCCATTGCAGTTCCAGTAACAGCAGTACCGCCAGTTACTTCAGCTCCGTGTTCTCTACCAACCAACAATAAATTGCCATCAAATGTTTCTACAAAAACGTGAGGTCTTCCATAAGCCATAAGTTTAAGCTCTTTGTTATCCTCTTTAGTAAGTTTGTGTAGCGTTACGTTTAGTACTTGCTCGAAGAAGGTAGTTCCATTCTCCAAGGAAGTCTGAATATTTGTCTCTAAGGAAGAATTTCCTTTGACATCGTAAGTATGGTAAGAGAAAGTTCCATCCATATCAGTTACTTCATCACTTGAACCCAAAGTTACAGTTCCCAAGTCTCCGAAGTCAACAAAGTGAATCTTTCTGATACCACCTACAGCATCTTTACAAGGTTTTAATCTTCCACCAGTTAAATCACAAGCCATAGTTTTTAGTATTAAAAAAGGGCAGGTAGGCTATGAACCGACCCACCCTTTTTGATTATTTAAATTATTATTAGTTGGCAGAGTTTACAATACCGTAAGTTACGATATCTTCAACAGTACCATACTGTACACCAGCGGTAAATCTCATTACAACTCTTACGTTCTGAGAACCGTCAAGGTCAGCCATATCAATAACTTTAACTTCGTTGTGGTCAGACAATAGACCAGTACCGAAGAACAAGTTTGATTTTTCAGCAGCCATAGCAGTGTTATCAGCAAGACCGTTGGCAACAAAGATTTTAACTCCATCAAAAGATAGAGATCCGTTGTTCCACCATTGAGTTCCAGCAGCGTTAACACCATTAGCACCAAGACCAGAAGTTCCGAATCCACCTAAAGCTCTAACATAAGCTCTTGCGATGTTTTGAGAAACGTACAAGTAAAGATCCTCACTTCCGTAAAGAGAGGAAGGAATAGCATCTACGATAGAACCAAGCTCAGCAATTACGTTTCCAGCATTAACAGCATTACCAGCTACTTCTTGGCCTGAAGGTAGATCAGCGTCAGTAGAAATCAAAGTAGATAGACCATTGAATTGTCCGTTTGTAGCAGTTGAACCTGTCCAGATAGATTGCTCAGTTCTTTGTGCAACTTTAGCAGCAACGTGGCCGATTAAGAAATCGCTAAAAGAAGGAGGAAGGCTGTCAAAAGCAGAATATCCCATTTGGATAGCTTCCCAGTCAGATACGAAATCTTTTTTACAGAGTTGCAAGTTAACTTGTTGTTCTTCAGGAGTAAGAATTCTCTCAGTAAGAGTCAAAGTAGAAGTAGGATCGAAATCACAAGTAGCATCTTTAACGATATCGTTGGTAGATACTTTCTTGATTACCTCTTTCAACTTCACATTTGGTTTTACTGTAATACCGCCATTAGCGATAGTAGAACCTTCGAGGAGAGCAGCAGCGATATACTGACCAGCAAACTCACCAGCGTAGGTAGTAGTAATAGAAGTAGTTGTAGCCATTTTGGTTAAATTTAATTATTGTTTGTTACTAATTCTTGCCATCACACGATCAAAAGTGTTCTGGGGTTTGTTTTGTCCATAAGCGAAGTTAAATTTCTTTTTCTCCTCAGCTTCTGGGTTGTGTTTAATTGCCTCAGCGGCTGGCTCTTTAGAAAGTTCCTTTACTTGCTCAGATAGAGCTTCTTTTTCTTTCTTCATATAGCCCATTTCCTCATCAATCATTTTTTTGATTGCGTCAATCTCAGCTTTAAGCTTAGACATATCCTCAAGATATTTTGCTTCAGAAACATACCCTTCGGCAAGTTCTTCTTCCTCTTGAGGTTCTACTTCTTCAGCAGCCTCTACTTCTTCGGTAGCTTCTCCTGATAATTCAGTAGTTTCTTCTTCAACTTCCTCAGTTGCCTCGTTTACAGATTCAACGACCTCCTCTTGAACTTCTTGTTCGGATAGTTCTTGAGCAAGTTCGTCTTCTTTGGTCAACACAGACAACTTTTGTAAAATCTCATTCAAAATTGTTGTTGAACTCATAATAATTATAATTTGTTAAAATAACTTGTAAAATAATAGGTGTTAGATTTTTATACTCTACCTATGCCTTGAGCCTCTAAACTGCCATCACAGCAGTCTCTTGAATAAGTCCTGCCATCAGGACAAAGACAACCTCTCTTACTGCTTGTAGGGGAGGTCCTTGATACGGTTGCGTTTTTCTTTCTTCTTATTGGTTTCTTCATTACAATCCAGCGTTTTGAGTGCGTTGTATAAAAAATATAATATCCCAAACTTTTGCACTTCCGCCATCCGATTGAATCTTTGGCGTTAATCCATTTGCTAATGCATTTGCGTCTAAATAATATTGAAACATTATGTGTTGGTTTTGGGTTTCGTCATTTCCCTTGTAAAACCCTAAAGCCATATTAATCCTATCGTAATCATCCGCACCTGTAAGTTTAAAATCTATATGTGTTTGGTTGGCGTTTGCAGCGGACTTTTTAAATACAACCGTTGCCATATAAACGTCATTCTCATTTAAACCAATAAACTTATTAGAGCTTGAATCGTAAAAGTCTATACTTGGGTGGCTTCTTACAACACTTCCTGCATTATTAGGCAATGTAACTTCTACACCATCCGATAATAGTAGTTTTGTACTGTCTCCTGCTCCTGTATAAAAAGTGTCGTTATATCTGGCCCAACCAAGTCCAACAGAAGCACCAAGAGTTTGTGGATATACTATTACATTGCTTCCATTATGACCCATATACAAAGCATCTTCAGTATGGAGCATTGCTCCGTCTTCAATGTTTACTGAATTTACCTCAGTAGAATCGGTATGTTGAACGTGAACTCTATAGGATGTATTTCTTGATGCCATTATTTTTTACTGGATTTAGGGTGTTTTTTTGGTAGCAAATCATAATCAGTAGTATATTTTGGATTCTGAGGGCTGCCGTTTCTTATTAAGTATAAAAAGGCATTAACCCTCGCAAAACCCCACTGAGAAGCTGATCTAACTTTAGGACTATGACTTGTATTAAAAGCTCCCAAGCCACGCTGATAAACAGAAGCGAGAACACTACTACTGACACCGTAACCCAATTTATCTTTATATTTTTTATTAAAATCATCTGCTTTCTTTTTTAGAGTGGCTTTATCTTTCTCGGAAACCTTAGCACCTCTTTTACCAGATGCGTCTCCTTTAGCCGTACCTTCTCCTTTTGGAGATGGATTTGGAGTATCAGACTTAGGGGCCTTAGGACTGGACTTTACATTTCCTTTCTCATCCACCTCTGCTAAATCTATTTCTCCCAATTCTTTTAGTTTACTTCTACTCCATCTTAGAGCAGCTTTTCCTCCCCAAGCATCATACATCAATTTACCACATCCATCAGAATAGCTTTTAGAGACTTCTAAATCCTTTGCGTGGCGAGATAGGAAGCTGTACATCCTCTTTATCGTTGAGACCGTTAGATTGGATTTGGAGGCTAACTGGGAGGCTCTGCGTTTCCCAATAGCAGTCCCACAAGAACCCCATCCATTTTTATCTACCCATTCAAGAACCTTTTTTGCATTGCTTACCACTCCTTCAGGATAATCGCTATAAGTTTTAAGCTTTAACATCTTTTCTTCAAGATAGTCCTGAACTTCTAAAAGCATTTCATTCGCCTCACTCTCATCAATACTTTGGACCTCTGCCATATTAACCTTATCAGTAAAATATCCCTCAATAGAGAAACCTTTGACCAAACCAGTCTTAACATAATTTTCCCAAACATCTTCATTGTTTACTTTCATTGAAACCATCCAAGTCCCTACTGGAAGTTCCATTCCATATTTTACGCTCTTGTCGTGGACCTCATCTTCCACTATCCAAGATTCTACAACTGATAGGCCGTGGAGTTCAGCTTGATGTTCAAGAGTAGATTTGTTTTGATTCCCCCTCATTAAGAATAATTCGGAAGCTTTCCTAACAGTATCTTCTGAGAAGTAAATATAGTACTCCTCATCACCATCAGCTCTATAGATGTGTTTGTTTGGAACTAATGCAGCTCCCATTAAGATTCTTTTCTCTTTGTCAACTTCGGCAAGTTGATGTCTTTGATGTTCGTTTAACGCAACGAAGTGTTCTTGAATTGCTGGGCGGTCAACTATAGAGATAGCTTCAATACCTGATAACAATTCATCTTCATCAATAAGTAATTCTATAATTCTCATATCTTTTAAATTAACCGCCTAACCCAGCAGTTGTTCTAATATTGCGATCTAATTCTTGTTGAGTAGTTACATCTTTACCTACCACAAAGGCTTTTATAGGTTTAGTTTGTTGTTCAGCTACAGAT